TCAGAATCCTTCAAAATGATAGGCACTTTCTGTATCCTTCAGAATCTGTGCCATCAGGGTATGTGTCAGTTCTTCTGCCACCTGGAGCCCGCCAATGAGCGTCTTATCTTCAAAATTCTGAAGAATGGCCTGCGTCTGAATCGGATTGCCCTTATATACAGCCAGATACTGTTTTTCCATTTCGGCCTGTTCTTTAGCCACTTTGGCTTCATATTTGTAAATTGATAAATAAGAAGAAACCGCTGCCAGAACAATAACATTCTGACACGGTTTCTTTTATTGATACACTATATTATAAATTATCGGAAGTAATTTATATGGCTATTAATGGTTTTGAATCCCATCTACCACCCCAACCGATAAATACTGATATTATTCGACATTTGTTCCATTTAAATCTTAATGTTATTGAATGCTTCTGATTGGCATGTAAACATAACTTTTTCGGAATTTTTTTCGGAATTTTTTACCAGCTGTAAAGCTGGATTTTTTTATTTTATAAGCAGTGATACTAAGGCAGTTCCGAAAAGTCCAGCCCAAACGTCACGTTGTCTACGGGTTACAGTTTGTTTGTGTTTCATCTGCTTGATTTGCTGTTTCAGCATTTCTAATGATTGCCTGGATGCTTCTAGATCTCTCTGACATTTTGTCAGTGATACCTGTGCACTCATCAATGATTGTTTGGTTTGTGCCAGCCGTCTGCTTAATTCGTCCAGTTGTTTTATCTGCTCTGTCGAGTTCCCTCTGAGCATCTTCAATTTGATTCTGAGCAGATTCAAGTCGTTTTCCTGCGCTATTAATTCCTGCTTCAACGTGTTCCACTGAGTTAACTGCATCGTGATAGTCATTGGCTGTCCTGCTGTCTGTGTAGAACAACCACCATCCGATGATGCATAGGCTGAAAGCGATGGCAGATACACAAAACATAAAATGATCATCAATCCAACTTTTAATCGCTTCCACACTGGCAGCTCCTTTCTGTGCAAAATGTGCTGATTTTGCACACTAACTCTACTAACTGTGAAAAATTGCTGATTTTTTCATAGTTATATTGATAAAGATGTTTTGTAATTGAGAATTTGCGTAAAAATGCCCTTTTAACGCGTTTAATTTATTTTCATGACAAATTACTCATGGATTTGTTGAAAAATGCGCCGTTTACAGGCGCATTTTTGCTTTACATCATGATATCTGCATCAAAAATCTTTCCAGCAATCTTTTCGGTAAAGGTGTACTGCCATATATTGCACTTGATAGATGGTTTAGCTTTGCCCGGTTCAGCAAGCCACAGGGCACATCCACCTAATTGGTTAAAGTGCAATTTGTTCTTGTACCAGTCCTTATTGCAGTACACACCGGCCACATATCCATGCTTCCAGAATCTATTCACGGCAATCGAACAAAAGTTTGTCAGCGCCTGCCTGGAAGGCATGCCGTGCTTTGCCTTATACCCATCGGCATCTTCCATGTCGTAGTAGATTCCTATGACTTTTTTAGCGGATAATCCCGCTTCCATGAGAGTACTTATTACAAAGTTTGCCTCTTTTTCTGCATCAGAATTACTCAGGGCGTAGGAATAATGATATATGCCTATTTTCAGCCCGTGACTTAAAGCACCATTCACATTGGTGTAAAACTGCTTATCTAGATTTCCCTTACCATATCCCACTCTTATCATGGCAAAGGTAAAGCCGGCACGTTTGACTGCGGCCCAGTCTACCTTTCCGTTGTTATGTGATACATCAATTCCTTTAATCACTCATTTCCTCCTTTCCTGTTTTGGCTTTTAGTTCTGCCGCATCTGGCCTGCCGTCATGGTTCTTATCTACGTTCATGACCACAACGAACCCTACAGCTGCCAATGCGGTAGCCGATGTGCAGGCACTAAAAAATGAAGTCAGTTCAGGTAAATCAAATTTCCCCTGGATGACTCCATTGATTATCCAACCAGCAATAAACAACAGGTATAAGCACGTGATGCCTGCACCATATAAAAGTACAAACGCCATGCTGCCACGAACTTTATGCTTTCTTATTAATCGCGGCAGCCATTTTATCACCCTTCCTGCCTTATTCATCAAATTTTTCCACCTTATCTTTGACATTCTTTATCTGCTCATCATGCCGAATCATGGTCTGTGTCATGTGATTAAGCTGGGTTTGCATGGTTTTGATGGATAGAGATAATCCATCTATACTCTGCTGTAATGGTTTGATTATCAGCACATTGAAAACGTAGCCTGCAATCGTAAGTAACGTTCCGCAAATGAAAATCTGTGTCTGCGTCATAGCATTCCCTCTATATCTTTCAGAATTATTTCTACTGGCTCTATCCCTATAGATAGTCTCAGAATGTGTGGAAGCTCCAGATAGCACCATGTGGTATGGTTCAGCCCAAAGGTATCTGATCCGGTAATATAGCTAAATTGATTAACTATATCTTGGTTTACTCCATGAATCCAGATGACTCCGCCTATTTTGGGATAAGCCGCATGAAATCCCATTTCTGCCAGTTTCCGTGTCACTGTTCTGGCATTTTGTTCTATTCGTGCCATGCGCAAATCAAAGGTTTCCATCCCGTACTTTACCTGCTGCCGCGTTTCCTTTGTTGCCAGCATTCCTCCGTGCTGAAAATACTCTGTCATTTCAATCATATCCATTTCGGTGATTCTGTCATTATGGACTGCAAGCAATCCTGACATTCCATCCAGATGCCCGGTTACGTACTTGGTCAGGGATTCTACTACAAAATCCGCCCCGGAATCGATAGGAGATGAGTTCAGCGCTCCAAAGGTATTATCTACAAGGGTTAGTCCGCCAGCCGCGTGTATGCGTGCTATGATACCTGCCATGTCTCTCCATTTACCATCCATAGTAATAGAGTCAAACAGATAGGCATATGGCTTGAACTCTGCATTTTCTATACTTAGCCCATCCCCGCCTATCAGTGCTGCAATCTCCGGATAAACCTGCACATCATACAACGTCTGTATATGTTTCCTATGCTCAAGATAACTGATGAGACTGGAGATGGCCTGCATACCTGAGTTAAACAGAAGAGCTATATTGGCATGTGTACGTTTCGCCAGATTACATGGGTTGGTGTCAATATCCCTGAGCCGCTCATAATCTCCATATCCGGTTGATATACTGTCTGAACTCCAGTCCAATAATAAGGCCTCCATTCTATTGTTATTTTAAATCTTCATGATAAAAGCAAGCGCAAAGTATGGTGGCATATTGTTGTGTGGCTGCCCTTCGCCTAAAGTGTTTGTAAAGTGAACGTGTGGGCATAATTACCTTTAGATTTATATAGCTTATCCATTATGTTTCCTCATTTACTGTTGACTATTATTTTTAGATCGTCAATATAATTTTTTGGTGGATCTAGCCCACATGATAATCTTAACCACCACCTACATCTGTCATTTATATCAGATGAATAAACAGAGTACGTTGTGTGTGATAGTCCAAAAGTTGCATTAGGTTGAATGAATTTAAAGGCATTATGGCAGTTTACATCTATGCCTGTTATCCATATTGCACTCCCCATATTAGGGAATTTGGTTGTAATGGCGTGTTCCCGTAAGAAGCGATTGACAACTCTGGCATTCTTTTCCAAGGTGATAAACCGTTCCTTGGCTGTGTCTATGCTATTGTTTAATGCCTCTGCACTCCTTTTGCCTGCAAGAACACCCATAGCCTGTGCAAGCGGATATATCAATCCATCTATGAAAATCTTTGCTTTCTCATTGAAGACTGCCAATGCACTTTGTATTCCAGCATCTCCTGTAAAATACTTACTCATGCTGTCTACAACAATATCTGTACCCTGCTCTATGGGATTTATATTGAAGACACTTGCAAAGGTATTGTCACACACCGCTATGCTTCCCACACTATGTAAAGCCTTAGCAATCTCTTCACTGTCATATATTGTGCCATCTTCTATCACTGAGCCATATATGTATGTGAATGGGGTTTTGCTCTGAAGGCTTCTGAATGCATATCAATGATGTGGTCATCTCCAAAAACAGCCCTGCATATGTTGGAAATTTCAAAATAGACAAACCTGTCACAAAAGATTTCATATTCCATGGACTTTAAAAGCCCTATTACATATACCATTGCTAACATGCCACTACGACAAAGCAGTGTCTTTTGACTCCCATAAATGCCCTGTATTTTATGGTAATTGAGTGCAAAGTTGATATACCCTGCATAACCTGTCAGCCCTGTAGATATTTCGCTTTCTACGACATATTTGTCTTTTTTATCCTTTACGCTTGTTTCTAAATATTTATCATTCAGATATAAGTATTCTTTCCCTCCATATGCATACCTCATCCCATTAAAGCACTTATCATTGTGTGGGAACATCATTTCAAAGTTTGTGTACACGTATCCTCCCTTACAACATTGTGTCCTGTGGGGTATTTGCTTCATAATTGTAGTAACCTTTACCAAAGCATACTCTCATATATCCACCATTCCCCCATGCTGCATCCTTAGCTCCTGTTGTATATGTTGTTGTACGATATTTCCCATTGACAATGTGTTCGTATTCATATGTAATATATCCTCCACCATTTGCAGCAGAATTAGTTACAATAATTGTTTTCACACTTCCATCATTTTTAAATTCTGGATATGTAAATACCAACTGTCTGTATCTATGCTCAATGTAATTAGCCTGTCTTTTTCTCCATTCATAACGTGTGTCCTTACCGCTACCATATTTATATTGATAGTCCTGAGTATATTGAACAATGCTTTCAGCACGCCAAGACACAATCCTGTATATCTTCCCCGGTGTAACCTTAACATTAAGGGTATTATTGGCTGTCTCTCCAGCATATCCTTCCAGTCTTACTACACTGCAATTTCTGGGGATGGTAACATCCACATAGTTGAAATTGGTGTTTGAGCCACTATCACTCCAATGTATCTCGTAATAGGCTGATTCTCCATCACCAATCCATCCCTTATCACGCTTATTGTACTTCATGACATTTTCATCAAGGACATAAAGATTAGCAACAGGGTTTGCTCTGTACTCACCATACTGTGCCACTTGGTAGATATTCCCACCCTTTTTCACTCTCAGAGGAGTGTCCTTCCCACATGCCCCTGAAAGATTGGTGGTCATTCTTGCATACTTGCCACCTACATTAAGCACATCAGTTCCATTGCCAGCATCCCCTGCTCCTGCCACTGTGTCATATAAATGTATGGGATAGACAACACCAGTCTTAGACTTCACCTTCATTATTCCACCCATAATTCAGCACCTCCGGGGAACACCAGGTGCCCATCCGCATTAAATACAGTTTTGGCGTCTATAGCTGCCTTTATACCATTGGAAGTTACGGGATTCGTGCTGCCGGCTGTTGGTGATTCATCAAACGTTAGCTTATCCTGTTTTGTGGCAATAGACTGTCGCAAAGTTTCGTACTCCACATTGGCATCTGTCTTACTTTCTTTTTCTCCTATCAGAGTTGTTATCGTAGTTGAGAAGTTAGCGTCATTCCCCAGAGCATTTGCCAATTCCTTTAACGTGTTTAAGGCATCTGGAGCTGAATCCACAATACCTGCCACGGTATTCTGTACAAATTCCGTACTGGCTATTGTGTTACTTTTATTGCCATCATTGGCCGTCGGAACACTGGTCTCTCCGGTCGCTGTCAGTGTGGTAGTGGTAATGCCATCGCTGCCTATGTTGAGCTTTCTAGCACTGAGGTCAGTAGTGGACAAGCCGCCGGGGAAACAGGCGTTTCCTACCGCGTCAAATGTGTAATGCGCTCCGTTAAATGAACTTATCGAAAATGCATTGGTTTTTGCTCCACTGCTTGTATATTCAAAACCAAAACTGAATCTATTATATGTAGATCCTTCCTTGCCCAAATTCAGATATACCCCTTCGCCATTATTAAGATTTGGAACCTGTACTTTAAGGGGGATATTCAAGGTCCCCACTGTCGGTACCTCGATTTCCGTATTCCCTGTGATTTTTCCGCCTGTCTTTAAAAACACATCGGGTTTATTCTTGATGTAGCTTTTGGCATTCGTGTCTGTCTCGGCATAGTCTGCCTGTATCTGGTGCTGTGCTGCCTCTGTGGCGCTGATGGCTGCTGCCTGTGCGCTTTTTTCAGCTGCACTGGCATTGGTTTGCGTTTCTGTCACCAGTGGCGTGATAGTGTTTACTGCATTCGTCTTTTCTGTAATGATGGCCGTTGTCGCTGTATCCTGGGCTGCCGATATCGTATCGGTAGCCTTTTTCTGTGCCGTGCTGACCGCTGTCAGCCCATCGGCTTTCGCTGTGCCAATGTCACTGATGGCTGATGTATGGGCCGCCTCAATCTTGTTCAACACATCACGCTGTGTGGAAGATACTTTTGAAACCGCGGTTTCCTGCAGTGTGTTTATGCTGGTTTCCGCGGTGGTCTGCAAATCAGAAAGGCTTTTTTCTGCTTTATCAGACTGGTTTTTCAGTGTAGTGGAATAATTGGCATATTCCGACTTCAGCTGATTAGATACAGTTTCTACCTCTGTTTTGTACCCACTGATATGGGCATCCATATCCGCTGCCACGGCCTTGGCTTCTTTGGCAGATTGCGCGGCGGCTGAAGCGGATGCCACGGCCTGATTTTTATCCGCTTCGGCGCTGACTGCTGCTGATTCTGCCCGCCTAGTAGCTTCCGCTGGACTGGAAGCCTTCACCAGTTTGGTTCCCGTATCGTCCCATTCCCAGGTGGTATGAGCTTCAGGGACCGGCAAGGTCATATCTATCTCCGCTGGTGCATTAATGGGCAGGCGCAAGGTCTTATCGTGTTTCAGGTTGACGTCCTGTACCATCAGTACAATCTTATCCAGTCCCCGTTCGATGCTGCTGAATGGGGTCTTATTGAGCAGGGATATATCCTGTGTCAGGGCCGTATTTCGTATGATATACAGTTTTTCTCCGGAAGCTAAAACGGCAGGTGTGATTCCCGCCGTTTCCTGTCCCGGCGGATAGCCAGGATAATTAAAGGTTTTATTGGTGTTGTCTACGTAAAAATCCGATGTAATGGTTTTCAGATTCCCATTGGTATCTTCAATCACTCCGGTTACCGTATCTGCCCCTGCATAGGCAAAGGTAATAGGGAAGGAGGTGGAAGTCCCATCTCCTTTATACACAGCCATATATGTTTCGTTATTAATCATCTGATTCCTCCTGTTCCGGTTCTTCTACATCCTGTTCTTCCTTTTCGGCTCTGCGTTCTGCTGCCTCCTTCTTTAACTGTTCCTTAGACCGTTTCAGTTTCCGGTCAAGTGCCATGCTGGCCAGATATTCGCTGAGTGTGGCATCGGTGTCGCCTGTCGCCATTCTCAGGGTTGCCCATAGAGCATCGGTCAGAGTATCGGGTGTGTGTGAGACACGATTGGATGCGGTGGTCAGTGCCTGGCCTACATCTATCCAGTTCTTCTTTGGACTGGCCATAAACCGGATAGCATTACACAGATTTTCCTGTGCCCTGAATCCGGCTACCTCACTGGATGTATCAGAATATTTCCCCAGTGCCAATCCGACTAACCCGGAAACCATATCCCGTACGATGACAATCCCCTGTACAAAGTTTCCGGTAAGTATGGAATTTACAATTTCTTCCCATAAACTGTCATCCTTGCCGATGGCTCTGTTCATCGCATACCGGGTTAAGCCGTCCATGGAACCTACCAGCAAACCCAGACATAAGGTATCTAATACCAATGGTTTATAGTTATGGCTGTCTACTGCCAGATACCCGGATTCAATGAATCGGTTAAGCATCGTAGCCGAATAGGTATAGAATGGGGTAAACATGCGGATGACCTTATTCTTCATAACCGGTGACCTGTCTTTGATTTCCCCGCTGCCATAGTATTGTCTTACCATCTGGTCAGCCTTTGCCACGGCTTCTGCATCTATCTGTTCGGCCGTCAGATTAGACCCGATATAGCTGTCACGGGTGGCCTTATAGGTTTCCAGCCACATTGGCTGGCTGAATAGCAGGTCAGTCTTTTCTATAAACCAGAAGGCATATTTATCTATGGCATTCTTCCCGAACTCTCCGTCATAGATAAGGGACTTCAGTTTCCCGCAGCCTTTTTCTCCTGGAAGGCTGAAGCCACGTTCCAAATCGGCATCCAGTGTACTCTGTCTATCCCGCAAGAATGCTGATTTTTCCATGATGAATTCCTTCTGTTTAGCATAGTTTCCGGTAAGGTAGAGGCTGGCCAGCGCCCGGCGTGCCCTAAATGCCCCTTCCATCATCTTATCTCCGGAAAGTCTGATCATAGAGCGGTAGAATACGCCCAGATTCGGCAGGATATTGAGCAGGGCGGTGGAGTTTCTGAACGCCATGGTGGCATAGCTGTTACCGCTCTGCAGGGCATCAATCAGTTTTGACAAAGGCCCGGACCGTTCTATCGGTGTCTTCCAGTTATCCTGCGCCCAGTCCCGCAATACCCGGTAGGTATCGATTCCCAGTCCGTTGACTACGGCGGACTTTATATCCGGGTCTGAAATCAGTTTGTAGACATCCACAGAGGCTTCTCTCATGGCGATGGCGTGAATCACTTCAGATACGTGTTTTGGATAGACCGTCAGGTCGGTTATCAGGTTCTGCCCGCCTGATGTGAGCATACGGGATTTGGTGCTTCCCATACCAATGGAGAATGTACCAGCCCCGCTCATACGCTGAAGGGCCTGTTCGTTGATGGTAATATCTCCTGTACGGACTGATGTTTCTGAGTCATACCGTATTGGATAGTATTTGCCATCCAGTTCCCCGTTCTTCAGGTGAAATTTTATTCCTTCCACCTTGCCAATCCCGCGGCCATACAGACGGTTATTCATGGCATTAAGGTCTGCCCAGTAACTGTTGATATGGTCCCAGACGGCCTGGATAAAGCGGATATCCTTTGCTGACAGTTCCTTATCCAGTACCTGAAGTACCGGACCAGTATCCATGCCGTAGGTTTCCAGTACACGTTCCCTGTTGGAAGCTGTACCCATATTGAGAGCCACGGAAAGCAGGGTTTCCTTAGTGATATAACGGTCGTTTCCGTATTCATCGCGGCCGAACTTTATCGTCTTATCTGCCCGGATGGCCTGCCATTCCTTCCGTGAATAGATATTGAATATCTCCTTGAATTTCTTAAAGGCATCCATCTGCATGGTCTTTTCCACATTGGCGGCCTTATCAATCGGGCGGTACAGATACTGTTCTGCTGATTTGCCCAGTCTCTGTATCAGTACCTCCGGCAGGGTATGGGCATTGGTTATCTTAGTCAATGCCGTCTTCAATTCATCCTTGACACTGGCTCTGAGTTTCTCATTAAAGGCATCGGTCTCTATACCAAACTTCTTCGCTATTTCCTGCGTAATGGCTTCTGATGCCTTATGGAAGGAAACGTCCTTACCATCTATGGTGTGGAAAGAGTTTCCTTCATATTCACGGCGTCCCAGTTTATAGATGACTTCGATGGCTTCTACCGCCCCTTTAAAGGCACTCAGGTTCATCTTGCGATAATCAGATGGTCTGTCAGCAGAAAACAGTTCTCTCAGGCGGGAATCTATTTCTGCATCACTTACGGTAAATTCATTTCCTGCCGCATCGGCAGCCATCGCTGCCGTAGGATTGAGTTCCCGTGCCAGTTTGTTCCAGGAGAATTCCGTTTCAAATCCATTCTTATCTACTGGTGGGATGCCGTCCGTTCTGGACAGCCCCATCTGGTAGGCAAGGTGCTGAATGAAATACCGGGAATTACTGGACATCCGTACCGGCTTATCCCTACGGCTGATACGGTTAAGTATCCCTTTGACGCCATACCGTTCCCCCTGGTGTATATCATTTCCCTGTCGTTCGTAGGAAAGGCTGAAGGTTCCTGGCTTTCCGGCTATGGCCGTCCTTACCTCATCCTCATTCCGCTGGGCAATTCTGGCAGCCATAGCATAGACATTCTTTTTCATCATCCAGTAGGATGCACTGTGCCAGTTCCCTTTTCGTGCCGCATTGGAGGCCATGGAGGCAGCCTTTCTTTGTTTGTTCTGCCACCATTTCCAGTTGGTGGATTTCTCCACACTCTGTCCGGCCAGCAGGGATTCCGCTTCATACCGTACTTCATTCATAGGCCTGTCCAGCTGCTGCCTGGCTATCTTCAGATTTTCTACGGTTTCTGCCAGTTTGTCTTTCAGGGACAGGTTGTTTTCACTGTCTACCCCTTCTACGCCCAGACGGCGTTTGATATCTTCATCCAGATGTGCATCCTTTTTACCCTGTTCCAGATGCAGCAGTGCCATGGACGCCTGCCGGATATAGGCGTTTACCTTTCTTCGCATAGCCTGGGCTTCCATCTTCGCCAGGCGCTGTGCCCCTTCCGGAGAGTTCAGCATACGGTTTGCTTCCTGCCGGATAGTCTCTTTAGAGAGCAGGCTCTTAGCCTGCTTTTCTTTTTCTCTTTCCGCGGCCGCCTGTGCCCGTTTCTCCAGTGAGCCGCCGGCCTGTTTCAATGCCTCTTCATAGGTTTTTCTATCGGGGAAGCCCTGTTCTTTCAGGTAGTCCATCTTCTCTTTCTCTGTAGGGAATACGTCGCCTTCCAGCATGGCTTCCACCTGGTAGATCTTCTGTCTTTTTATCAGGTCCTTCATGACCTGTTCCTTTTTCTGACGTGTGATTTCGTCTATTCCCTTTAAGGTCAGTTCCCGGTATTCATCCATGAATTTCCGCATGGTCTTTTCATGGATGGTGTCCTTGAGACTGGATTTCCAGTTGTCATAGTTTTCTTTTTCTGTTTTGGTGAAATCCAGTCCCACCTTATCCATTTCCATGACCTTCTGTTCGGCAGACCAGGCATTGATTTCATCTTCTGTAGCCAGCATGGCATCAAAGATATGTTTCATTTCCGGGGAAATCTTAACAGGTTCCAGATTATTGAAGAAGGCTTTCCGGCCATTCACAATCTTTATGCTCCGGTAGATATCCATGAGCGTCTTCTTAAAGCGCCGGAATACCCCGCGTAATTCTTTGGTGGGAGCCTTTCCTTCCTGCAGATAGCGTTCGAACCCTCTGGCAAAACGTTCCTGCAGGAACCGTTCTTCTGCCCCATCTTTCCCATCGATGACATCCTGCTCCATCTGCCGGAATTCCTTTTCCAGTGTGGTGCCTTTATATTCAGCCATCTTTTCATAGGAATATCCCGCCCAGTCTCTGATGGTCTTTAAGTCGGATATCAGTTGTTTGTTTCTGACACCGGCCTGTTCCAGATTCAGCAGGGTAGTCAGATAGAAATGGGCTGCCTCATGTACCATGGTAGACTGGTCCGCGGCGGCAAAAAGATGAATGGCATTGGATTCGGGGGAATAACCACCCTTGTACTGTCCTCCCTTCTGGAAGTACAGGTTCAGCTGCTTAGCCAGTTTTTCTGTCTTCGCATGTCGTTCCCCTTCATTGGCCGGGTTGTATCTGCGGACGGTTACTCCCTGTCCTTTAAGGTAATCAATGGTAGCTTTAGGGGTGCCATTCGGTACAATGGCTCCGGCCACTTCATTGAAATGAACCGCTCTTTGTGGCTTAGCCTCAAAGTATTTGACAGGCAGCGCCTGTATTTCCTTTACGATGGAATCAGCCCGTTTCTTCATTCCGGCAATGTTCTTAAAGTCGTGTTCCCTGCAAAGGGTACTGAATGGTTTCCCTTCAAACATACCCATTAATACCTGGGACGCATCGGAATACCCCTCAAAGGTGTTTTCCCATTTATAGTGGTGGTTTGCCATATCCTCTATAAAATCAGAGATATTCTTCTTCGTCTGCTGATACTGTGCAGAGGTGTCGGTATCATCTTCAATACTGGATGCGGGATCTATCTTTTCATCGGCCGTGTTATGCATATCCTCCATGGAGGTGATTTCCCTTCCAGATGCGGCAATGACGTTCCCGGTCCCATATCCTGCCCAGCTCTTCTGTGCATTCTTCAGATTTCCCAGCATGGCTTCTACGATGTTATCCAGTGTGACTTCCTTACCGGTGGATTCGATGACTGGCGCATCCAACATTTCCTTTCGGAAGGCATTCTGCCATTTATGGAAGCCTTCTTTCCCGGCCTTTGTTTCTGTTCTTCTCTCCAGCTGCTTCTGGAATGTTTCATCGTCTATGATATTCCGTTGGCTATATGCATATTCATCGACTAATCTTCTGAACTGCTTTCCGCTTTCTATGTCTGCCTTTCTGTGTTCACGCAACCGGGCTCTGAATTTTGGTTCATTAGCATCCTTTGGCGTAGTCATTTCCTGAAGCATGATATCTTTCAGGTGATTATAATCCCGTTCCCATGCGCTTCCTTTTGCTGATGGGGCTTCCATTTCTTCCAGCGGATACTTCTTGCTCAGGGTATCAAAAGCCTTCCTGATACGTGGGTAGATGGTAAACGGGCTATGTTTGTCAAATCCGGCGGTCTTTGTCTTAATCTTTGGCTCTTTCCCCAGAGATTTAAGGTACAGATACTTAGCTCCATCGGACTGCAGGAAGCTTTCTACGCGCTTTTCCCCTTCAGCGGCAGACGCCGTTTCAATCCGGGAGCGCGTATACATATCGCCAAAATCCAGAACCGTTGGTGGGATTTCCTTCTGAATCGGCATAATCGTATGGGTAATGAAATCCGTGAGCTTCTTTTTCTTTGGAGCTCTGACCATGCCTGGGAATACCCCGGTCCATGCATCCCGGGTGTATACCGGCGTTTCCTTCGGATTCACCACATCCTGTGGCATAAGCAGAGTAATATCCCCAAAGTTACTAAAGTCTGTTTCCTTTTTAGTTACCGCAATAGAAGGTACCGCCAGACCTCCCAGTTGAATAGCCTTATCGAGATTTTCCTGGTTAATGTTGTGGTAGGCTATTAAATCCTTCTTTCCTGTATATTCTTCTTTCTGGTAAAAATCATTGTCTTTACGTATAGCTAACGTCCCATCTTGATTTACATATGGCTGGCCATTAGAGTCCTTGACATTCTTAAGCATTTCTGCTATTGTAATTCTAAAAGGTACATTCTCTATTTGTAGGTCGCCTTGTGTGGCTTTAGAGAATGTACCTTTTTTTGCTATAATCACGTCATATAGTTTCACGTCAATAGGATTTATGCTTGTTGACCCCTTCATCTCTTCCCCGACAATACGCGCTGTATATAGTTTATCTCCCACCTTAATTGGTATATAGAAATGATGATATTTTGCTACATCCTTCTTCTTATCCCCTTTTCGATTTGGTTCACTTTCAATCAAAACAGAATTTCTGATTAATTTATCAATATTTAACACACTTGCTTGATGTCTTGACTCCCACTCCTTATTTCGTCGAAAGTGTAAAACTTTATATAGGCTGGAATTGATGAAATGTCTCATCTTCCTAGTATTACCAGGGGAACTAATTGTTGCTTTCCCATCTGCCGTTTCCATCTTTGGTTGATTGGCAAAAAGTTCCTTAACCTTTTGGGTCAATTCCTGTCTGCTAAGTGGTCCTTTAGGCAACTGATCAGTCAAATCCACAACCGTTACCAGCGTATCCGCTTTTACATCTGGATTTACCGGACTATGAAGTTCTGTTCTGTGTTCCGGCCCTTCATTTGTTACCTGAATAGTCGACACAATGTTTTCTATCGGGAGTTTATAATTTCTGGCCAGACTATCTATCATTCTTGCATAGATCAGTGCGGAATCTCTGGCTGCTTCCTGTACGTTACCATTGCTCTGCATGAGTGCTTCCACGGTCGGTTTATAGGCCTTCTCATAGGAATCTTTACTTAAAAGCACTTTCGCCATAATGTCTTCTTTAAGCCCTGCTTTGTTCAGGGTATTTTTTATGTCTTCCAGGGCTTCTACTCTCTTTTTTGCGGTATCTACAGCATGAAGATTCGTATCCACTTCTGACAGCTTCTGGTTCACTGTTTCCATCTGTTCCTGAAGCGTATTATAGGTGCTCGTATCCCCATTCTGAGATGCATCATCCATAGCCTTTTCTATCTGCTGTTTTTCTTCTTCCAGCCTGGCTCTGGATTTATCCTGCGATTCCTTTACGTATTCCTTATGGGCTACATCATAAAGCTCCCGTTTATTGGGATTGTGACCATATGCCTGCTTTGCTTCGTTATACCATTCTGCCGTATCAGATGTACCTTCCGGGGGATTTTTTGGATCATAATCGGCATACTGTTCATATCCGGTAATATCGCCCCATGTGGTTCTGGCATTGGACAGCATTTCCTGTGCATTGTCTCCCAGGCGGTCTACCCCACCGGCAAACAGTTCCTGCAGTACTTCCTTTTTAGTGTTGTCCGTTTCATTTGGGAAATAGGTATCCATGATGGACTGTACCGCATCCTTTTCCCGTTCGTCTTTGGTCTTGGAGAGTTCCTTTGCCATGGAGGAGAGGCGTGTCCGCTCTTCCTTGATGGCGTGCATGGTCATACCGGCCTTATCAAAGGTGGAATATTCCTTAAGGGTATCTGCTGTTTCCTGCTGTACGGTCTGCATATACATCCCGCTGTCAACGGCAAGCGGGGTTTCCTTTTCCACGGCCTGCTGTACCTGCTCAGCAGTTACCAGTCCGGATTTCTCCAGTTCTCCCAATGCTTTACGGCCTTCCGGGGTTTCCACCGCGGTAGCTGCATCCACATAGAGTGTCCCCATATCCTGCGCCTTCATCTGGTTTCCTACCACCTGGGCAAACTGTGTCGGTGCTTCCTTATTCAGTTTGGATTTATCCCGCGCTTCCAGCAGGTGGTCTACCATGTTCGCTTCGGATTCTCGTTCTACTTCCTGCAGGGCACTTTCCTTACCATACTTCGCCATTTTAGCCTGGATAAATTCCTGATGGTGTGTCAGTCCATGATATGTACCTACCCCGCCGATAACGCCGGATACGCCCATCATCCCGATGGCTGCCGGTACGGCATCTATCATGGCACTGGCTGCACTGCGCATGGCGTCCTTGAAGGTATGCGGATTTCTTCCGGTGATGGTTTCATCAGCACTGGTCACTAAATCTTCCAGGCCTTCCTGTGCCACCTGTTCCGCTGCCCCGTAGGTGATGACTTTGGCCGATTCCTTTACCGCTTCCTTCATAAACGCCTTTTTCCCAGCTTCTACCATAGTCTTTCTGGCCACACTTTTCTCAATAATTTTCAGTGCCGCTTCCTTACCAAACATTTTCGCCAAAGGTTTAAATGCGGTAAATGTGAATGCGGTTTCAATGGCGGCCTGAAGATGGGCTTCCCTTTTCGCCTCACTGACCGCCGTGTCATGGGTATAGAGCGGACTTCCATCGGCTCCCCTTGCATTAATCTTACTCCAGTAGTTCTGCCCCAGCTGCTGACGATAAGTAGAGTCATATATAAGACTGGATTCCAGAGTCAGCCCGGCGGCTGCGGCCGTAGCTATGGCGGCCGGTGCGCCGGCTACCGCTCCTGTTACTCCGGCGCCTGCTAAGGCGGCTGTACCCATATACCCTAAACTGGCAACCGCTGCCGGTGCCAATACGGTCAAATCGTGAAGCACTGGAGCCAGAGGAGCTATATCTGTTCTGGCAGCGCGCCCCATGGAATTAAGCATATTAGATACTTGTTCTACTGTGCCGCCTACTATAGAGGAAGAACCTCCGGTATCAATTTTAGTTTTGTTCAGTTCAGTCAGCTGCCGCTGTGCTTCCGCATCGCTGATTTCTCCCTGTGCAGCTTTGAACATAACATCTGACATTTCTTCATTGACTTCACCGTTATGCCATGAGTTTTTTATGTATTTTCCGGTTTCTATGGCGGATTGTATTGGATGCGTAGCCCAATTCACAATAGCCCGGGTGTTCAGTACATCCTTATAGTGTGTGAGAGCCAGCGCGGCTCCTACCGGATCATCTGTCTTAAGCTCCGGATAATGCTGCTGAATATATTCTGAGCTGAATCCATTGCCTCCCAGATAGGCACTACGTACTGCCCTCCCGTATTCCGCCTGGGCGTCCTGATACATTTCCGGATTTTCTATAATACGCTGTGCGGTTAATCCTGTCATCGTTGCCAGCTGTAAAGCCTCTGCCATCTTACTGGTAGAAGGCGCATTCGGGCCTACGGTGTTCTGGTACACATCTCCAAAGAATCCCAGCTTCTGAAAAACAGGATTACTCAGTGCAGCCTGTGAAATGGATTTACCCAATCCGGATAATACAGAGATTCCCTGAGCACGCTGCGTCTGCTTCTGGGCCTGCTGTTCCTTTTCTTTCCACTCGGGAGAGGTACTATATGGAATCCGCTTAACTTCTAATGTGGTCCCATATTGGCCTACTTCTTTAAGCTCTTTAATCAGTTTATCTCCATCAATTGGCATGTTGCCTCCTTTAAATTACCTCTCGTCCATCCTGTGCTGCTTTAAGCTTTGCCAGGGTGGCATATACAGTTCGTCCATCCTTCATCTTCAGATACCAGTTGCCGTCAGGAGCTTTGGAGGCTCCAGAGATTCCTAAACTTGCCATATCCGCGGCATTAAGGGATATATTGACCGTTGTTCCGTTGATTCTGCTCCCGAAAATTCCATCATACTGCTGATAGCTTCCTGTTATCTGTGGTCCCACATTGTGATAAATGGCCATCCGCATTTTAGCTGGTGTCAGCGCTCCCTTATTCTCTTTTGCCGCTTCATCAGCTACTGCCTGACGAGCCAGGCGGTAGGTTACATCATCCACCTTGCTGGGTTTGATTCCTAGTGCATTGGCTACAAATTTTTTATCTATCTTATAGGTGTACATACCGGTCCCATTGATCCCGTCTGCCCAATCCTTTTGAAGCTTTTTTATCTGATCTCCGGATAAGGGCATGCCCGCCTGGGCACAATGGTTAACTGCGCTTTGTATGTCACTGGCACTGTAAATGCCATCTGGTTCGCCATTAAACACCTTTGCTTCCAGAAGCTGGAACTGGTCTTTCCCCATGTATCCTTCTTTAGTGAGGCCCCTGTTCAGATTGTCCAGTTGTTTCTGCTGGTTGCCAAATGATGTGGCCTTGCTCTGTAGTCCTATCAGAAAATTTTTTGCTTCCGACAGTTCTTTGACATACTTACTCCCATTGTTTATCAGCCCAGTTGCATACCGATAAGCTTCCTGCGGATTCATGGATCCATTTGCCAGCTTTTCCTCTACATTCTGCTGAATGGTGTCAAACTCTGTGGCTGCTGCCTTTTTGGTCTTGACCTGCAGTTCTTTAATTTTCGCTATTTCCTGCGCTCTCACCTGCGCCTGCTGTGCCTTCTGCTCTTCCGGTGATAGGTTCCCCCCTGTGATTTTTGCTTTCACAGAGGTGATATATTCTTGGAATGATGGATACAGACGTCCGTCTTTTCCTCTCTGCTTTCGTGTCCAGTAGGCAGAAGAATGCGTTTTGTCTGGGTCATTCATCCATTTGATAGCGTTCTGTTCCCCGCCATACCATGCAATGATTAAGTAATCAATACCGCCCTTCTGCAGGTATTCGTTCATCATGTATTCGGCTACCTTATCCTGTGCCGCTGGCGAATGGTCATTGAGTGCCACTCCGGCCTTGGGGGCATAGATAGCCCATGTGCTGTCTTTAATTTGATAACGGCCCCAGCATCCATCTTTGTTCTTGGGCGCATTATAGTGTCCGGCGCTTTCCTGCCCGGCTACCGCTTCTCGAATCGTATGGATGCTGGCCTTACTTGGATCTGTGACCGTCATGGGATGTTCTTTTTCGTAGAGGTCCGCTATTTTGTCGGGGTCATCATTTAGAAGGTCAAACTTATCTTCGTTTTTTGTGACCCATGACTCCATATCCTCTCCCGTGGTCTGTATGATTTCCTGCGATGTAAATTCCTTTTCAAACGGTTTGATGATATCTTCATCCACCCCGTAGGCCCTTAGTTCAGCACACACATCCTTGCCTCGCTGATAGTCGGAAGTAATCTGCATAGTACTGAGCACCCGCTTAGCCAGCATATTCGCGTCGTCGTGTAATGCCTTCTGCATGGATTCCTCATCCATGCCCCGTGCAGCCCTCAAAGCCATGGTGTTAGTACGCCAGTTATTGAAGTATTCGTCCATATGTTCTGGATTTTCCAGTATGGCATTCACGGCGGTATCCATGGTATTGGCAATGCGTGTATTGGCCGCCTTATCCAGCTCTACCCGCTGATACCTATCAATGTTACTAAGCTGTGCGGTTACGTTAGGTTCGATTCCCTTCATAAAGGCCTTATTGGCGTATTCACTGGAAATGCCATACTGCTTCATCACATCGGCCCGAATCTTCTGTTCCTGTTCTGTATACAGGTCCTGTATTCTTTCTGCATTGTCTCCCTGATTGGTGACATACAGCCCTTCATTTTCATCATTCATCAGAGAGGAAATCCGTCGCTGGTAGTCATTCGTAGCGTCAATTACCCGATTATTCTGATTCTTCACCCACAGCGTATCTGCAAAATCTCTTACCTGTGCCAGGGCATTGTTCATTACTTCTGTCCCATGGACATCCTTTCCATACGATTCCTCATTTCCCGGGGCAGTGACACGGCCTTCTATGGTGTTAGGTGATACGGCCGGCTGAAATTGTGACAGTTTCATTTGTTCCCCTTCCTCCATTTATTCCACAGTGAATACTTCGGGTTGAAGGTCATCATGTTCTTTGTCCGTTCTTCCACGTTGCCAATCAGGTTGTAACTGCCTGGAGTCCGTGGAATAGAAAAGGAAGCATTCGTATACTTCCCTTTCCATCCGGTTGTCTTATCAAAGCGTGATGCTCCGATATTCTGGTCTGCATAATCCATGTCATATGGTGATGCATAGTCCGTATTGTAGAAATCAGTAGGATTCCCGTCCAGTGTAGAGGGTTCCTTGCTGGCTCCCTTATACTTGTTCCATGCTCCGGCCATAGAGGTGGCCGTTCCCAGAAGAGTCCCCATGAGTGCCAGTTTCCCCTGCTGCCTTGCATTGTAGGCCGCTGTCCGGTTCGCATTGGCGGAATTCCTGTAATTCACTTCCTGATTCCATGAACTCCAGGTGTCGTTACGCTGATTTCCCAGAAGGTTCATAGTATCGTCGTTATACTGGTCTATGGCCGCCGCATCGCTATCGGTAATAGAACCTCCGGTGAGTCCGGATGCCCCGCCCTCTGCGGCGTGCTGGCCTAATATCAGACGTTTTCGCTGATCCAGCTGTCTTTGCTTATCACTGTACTGATCCGCAATCTGACTCCTGCGGGCTGCCTCTATTCTGGCATTCTGTTCGGCCGCGTCCGCCTGCGCATTATACATGGCCACCTCTGCCCGGGTCTGCTGTTTCTGCGCTCTGTACTGCTGTACTCCCTGTAAGGCGGTCAGCCCCATCATTCCTGCTGCAAAACTACACATATTACCTCCTGCTGATAATGAACCGGACAAATTCATGCCCATTTATGGTGACATGTGTTCCGCATTCTGCCCCGGCTCTCCGGATAAACCGCAAGGCTTCGCTATTCCCGGCAGCAATGTAATTTAATACTGCCTCATACGAAATAAGGCAAGAACGGATAAATTCCATTCCTGCCTTAACTAATGCCCTTTTATGGTTTTTGAGTTCTGTACTGCCCAGCGCCCATATGACTCCCTGATGTTCCTTATATGGCCCTACGCCAAAGAGGCAAAGCAGGGTTCCCCGATATTCCGCCTTATAGGCTATTGCACTGGTAATGATAGATTCATGAATGCTGTCTACTACCGGGAAACCGATATATTCGCATTCCCTCCTGTCCCATTCCCTGATATTTCTTGCCAGTCGTCTGGCCAGATGCTTACTTTTACGTAAATCGCTGGTGTTTATCCGGGTAATGGTTACTCCATAGTATGTCTTATCCATAAAGAACAAATCCTCTCACTAAGGCGGCCAGATTGAATGGATAAGGCTCATCCGATGTGATATATACCCTCCCGAACAGTTCAAATCCCGGATTCGGCATAGTCACTTCCTTATCCCCGGAATAGAGATGTATTTCCACATCCGATAATTCTGCATATTTTATCGGATCGGTATGTTTTTCCTCTACGCCTATCCGCCCGCCTAACGAACGAATCAATCGCAAAATCGTGGTAGTCATCTTTTTCTTTCGCCCCTGCAGAGTCCCGTGGTTATCCCTGGTTTCAATGTTTGGGATTTCCAGTTTCATGGTATAGGGAAGTCCCGCCAAAATCTGTCCTTCCTTCCCGTCCATGGTAAACCGCCCATGGTCATCGGTCGAAATGTTACGGTACTCACGTCCATCACAGAGCACGGTGATAGTTTTCCCGGCAAGCCAGTCCGCTTCATATCGGGTCACCTTTTCGGTTTCATCATATGTACCGGTTATCATGCGGGAATCATCCAGCATGATATAGTTTTCCGGGCTTTCCTCTTCTTCCATGTTTTCCAGCCGTTCTATCTGGGTTACTGTGTTCCCGTTGACTTTCCTTTCTACCGCCACATAGACCACGTCATTATCTGCCTGCTCTATATCGCATACTGCCAGATATTTCCCATCGGTCACCAGGTGGCTCCATGCATAGACCTTCTGGTCAATCACATAAGCAAGGCAGGCCATACTGCCATTCTGACAAACGAAATACAGTCGGCTGTCAGGGTCCTGCATATAGCTGCTGTCTATAATTTCGTTATCCCGTGTCAGATGTTTAGCCAGCAATGTAAGGTCAAGGCCATCATAGGAATCGGATTCAAAGTTGTATCCCATATCACGGACCACTTCACCGCGTTTCTGCACATAGACGATACGCCCGCCAATGACCAATGGTGTGACATCACTGGAGCCTCTGGATGTCTGCACCTTAGGAGAACATTTGGTCGGTGTTACGGTATCTGCCCCGTTGATGGTCCATTCGTTCCCCGTCGTCATGACGATTAAGTCGCCACCCGGTACCAGGTGCTGTATGGTCTGCCGGTTGCGGTTGACAAAGGATACACAGACCGCGCTGTCATCCGTTATGGTGCCCGCTGCCTTTTCTACAGAGAAATTAGGATAATCCCCGGTACGGCTCATCCATACGTTGTAAGGCTGTGCCACAGACCCGCCCAGGCATAGTCTGTCCTGGAAGAAGGCCACCGTGCTCGGGTATCCATACTGCTCACACCATGCGGAAATCATGCAGTAGGTCACCGCATTGGTATTTGCCAGATTCTTATGGACATGACCGGTTGCCTGTGTGCCTGAGTTGACCCCAGTGATTTCTACCAGTCCTTCATTGGTGTAGGGAAGTGCCGTCAGATCGGCATTCCCTGCTGTGGATACCAGACGCATTCTGGTAAGCTGTTCTACTGTTCCTGATTCTGACGCATTGAAATCATTGGATGATTTATAGGTCCTGTAATCCTTCCATGTGCCATTATCATTCTTCTGAATGGTGATGGTTCCTGTCCATGTCCCGTGAGTAATGATTTTCCATTTATCCCCTACCAGCACATCTCCCGATGTACCTCCCCCATTCTGCGAAACGGTAACCGATGGGACGTATTGTTCCAGTTTAAGCCAGGCCCCTACTAAATCACTGGAGAAAAATTCACGGGATGCATTCAATGTGATTTCGCCAAATGTGCCTGATGGGGTTAATACCAGCGGATTTTGTGTCTGCAAAGTGACATACCCACTGGCCCCATTGGATGAGCCATTGTAGTTATCCCCACTGCCTCCGGCACCGCCACCGCCGCCTGAGCCGTAGGAACTACCTCCGGCGCCGTTATATCCTGTATGGTTACTGTCTACACGGCCACCGGCTCCGCCTCCACCGCCGGCGGCAGAGATGCCGAATCCCTGACTGGAGCTGCCTGCACCGCCTCCGGATGCCGTTGCCACACCTGTGGTCCCATTGCCGCGGTCGCCTCCTGCTCCCACATCTATGGTGTAGGTAGTGCCTGCCGTCAGGTATATGGTCCGGCTTACATACCCGCCACGTCCGCCGTTGCCCCCGGATGCATAGGCGTATCCGGTTCGGGTGGTAGGATTCTTTCCACCACTTCTGTACTTATACTCACATTTGACGCCACCACCGCCGCCACCTCCGGCTCCGGAAACCGTTACAATATAGTTTCCTGATTCTTTGGGGGTATAGGTATAATGCCCCGGGGTGGTCCATCGTTCGGACACATTGTTCATTTCCGTAGTGCCCAGAGCGGAATCAAAATACGGCGATGTAAAAGAAAATAGGTCAAAACCGAAATCCGCATCCCCATATCGGGATAAGGTGTAAAGAGGATATTTCCCGGATGCTATGTACATGACATCGGCGCTCTGACAGAATCTCAGTCTGTGCAGGTCTTCTTCTCCATAAGGCGTATGAATGTCATCAAACAGAATCGAATCATTATCCCATATGCGGATATAATGATCTCCAATTTCCAGCAGTAACTCCCTGCCGGAATTAACGCTGAATTTTCTTAAGATGACGCTTTTCCCGTCGTATTTTGCCCGGCCTATATACGTACTCCCCCCACGCTTATACACCGCGCCATACGGTCGTATATAGGCATTCTCTGCGTTAAGCAGGGCAAAGGGGTACTTCTCTAAATCCACACGGGAGGAAACTTCCGGGGATATTTCGCCTGTTGCAAAGGACGGCTGAATCGCATATAACGTCTCTTTGGCCATATTTCCTCCTTAAAACCTTGCATCAAAATAAGCACACGGCCTGCCTGGTGTATGGTGCCGCTGCCGTGCGCTCTGTACCTTTGCCTCTTCCAGTGTCAGATTCCCAGACTGCTGATAATAGTTAGCCAGTGTGGCACTCCCGGAAAGTGGAATGGCCAGGCTGGCGGCTATAAACTGCGCCAGTGCGGTCACAAAAACTGTGGGAAACATATCGGCATTGGTGACATTGGCCGTATAATCACAGACCGCATGGGGAAAATCACAGAGTATGATTTTTCTGCCATCATCTATGGAGGCGGTATCGTACTCGGTGTATACCTCATCCTTTATCTGGTCCTCGCTCTGGTCATACACCATATGCACTGCCAGACAGTTTTCCGGATAGGCATAGGCGTACTCCCATTTGGGGAATGTGCCTTCCACCTTCACCAGCCTTTTAAACCGGTGGGCAAAGCCCCAGGTAAAGTTGGATAGAAGGGTTTTCCGGATGTGGTCATAGTAGACCTTACACTGCCGTGCCTGTTCGGATTCTTCTTCTAAGTCATGAATGCGTCCCTGTCCAATCATGGACAATGCCATATTGCAAATATCTGTACTGGTCATAGGTTCTCCTTTCTGGTTCTCCCTTTCCTTCGGCCTGCGTATATACGTAAGTGGAAGGAAGGGGAGAACGCCCCTTCCTGTATGCTCATATATTGGGAATCCGGTTATGGATTCCTTTTTATTTTCCTTACAAGGCAAATCAGGTCATCTTTAGTCCGGCACATAGAATAATCCACGCCGGCATTATAAAGCCTTAGCCTCAGTTCATTGGGAGATAAGTCTTCCAGCCGTCGTCCGCTGGGTACCCTCCCATAGTGGATTCCCTCCATCAGAGATCCACATCCATTACCAGTGCTACCGTTACGGTACCAGTGGTTGCTCCGCTTACTTCAGCCTGCATGTAGGACTTCATTCCGGCCGGGAGGCGTGCCGCTGCCTTGCCACCTTTGGGCAGGGTAAGGGTAAGTACAGCCTTGCCGTCCGTCATATCGGCCTTATCCCCGGTCTTCAGGGTAACGGTCGCATCACTATCCAGAGCCTTATTGGCTACGGCGGAAAACCAGAGGGATACGTAGGCATCGCCACCTCCACGGTTTTCCATAATTTCACTTTTAGTCCCTTTGGAAAGGTCCTGCTGATTCATAAATGTGTTTTCTGCGTCGTAAATCATGTGGTTCTCCTTTACTTAGCTTCTGCAATAGCATCTTCGGTATCTACCAGGGAATCTTCTCTCTTGACCAGTACCCCGTTGACACGGATTTCAGGCATCTGTCCCATGGCTTCTGCCCGGGTGATGTAGACGTTGTTCTTATCGTTGAAGTAGAGATTCAGGAAGGTGTAGAGTTCCGGGGATACGTACCATACCGGGGAAACGCCAGAGAAGTTGCGGATGCGGTTCTGTGCACGGATCATATTTTCTACCAGTGCCTTCTTATCGGCTGCAGCCCCTGCATTGATGGCCTTCAGGTCGATGTTTCGTACCGCTGCCACCATTTCCGGGTCCCTTACCGCAAGACCTGGTTTCCACTTGAAGATGGTAACCAGTGCCTGATAGATATTGCCATCGGAATCCTTGACTAACTGTTCGCCCTTATCCTCCATTTTGAAGCCGGCAAATCCGTACTTTGGATAGATGCCATGTACGGCATTCGGACCCCAGCAGGTCAGCCATGCGGAAGACAGCTTGCCTGTACCGGTGCCGCCGCCATTGATGACCTGATAGGAGGCATCATGGCGATTGCCGCCAAAGTGGTTATAGCGTACGGACAGCCCGTTGAATTCGTCCAGGTTTGTATTGGAATCCCCATAGAATACAAATCCTGCCACCTGCTGACTCATACCGGTAAGGAAGGCATCATCTTCGGAACGGCGGAAGGCTTCCGGATTTGGCTGAAGCCCCATGATTTCCACGTCCACCATGGAATGGGCTTCCAAAAGGCAGCAGGTATCCGTTACCTGTCTTGTAGAAGATTTTTCTGCCGGAACGCCGCGGTTAATCTGACGCAAATGACCATGTGGGAGACTGGTTCTCTGTGTAGTCTGGTTACCTGTAGGCAGGTTACCCTGCATCCACGGAATATCATTAATGACCGGATTGGATTCGGCCAGCAGTTCGATGATATGGTCAATGGTTCCATCCGGGGCCTGACGTTTTCTCAGGTCGTTAAATGTGAGTGCTGCGCTGTTAAAGCTCATGTGTTACCTCCTGTTTATGTCGGTTTAATTCTTATACTTTGAAAAATCGGTATTAGGGTATGGATTATCGTTCTTTGCGTGGGAACCGCTGCCGGCTGTGGTGCCATGGTCCTCACTGATGGCACGCCCTAAGGCGGAAAATACGCGGATGAATTCAATACGGTTCCCGGCTCCGGTTTCATTCAGAATCTGACGGATATTGGGGACAGACCGTTCCATGAACTGTACCCCTGCCCCGCATTCGGCCATGGTGCTGTCAAAGGCATTGCCTAGCTGACGGCGTGCATCTTCACCCCATGACTTAATTGTTTCCGCCCGCTGTGCTTCGCTCTGTTCCATGACCTTATTGGCAAACTGATATCCATACTGGGCCATCTGGTTCGCCTGTTCATTGGTAAGGTTCATACCCCTGCAAATATCCCCAAACTCCTTGGATACGGTCTCATCTAACGTAGCCCCTTCGGGGAGGGACTGACTGAAGTCATAGGCTTCCGGTGTCCCTTCCTGTGGTGTATTTCTGCTTCCTCCGGCCAGTGTTCCTGTCTGCGTATCATTGGATGTATTCCCCGCCTTACCAGCATCTGCCTGGCTGGGTTCTGTATGTCCGGTTACGGTAGTGCCGGACGGCATATTGTCTTCCCGGGTATCTGCTGTAGCCACCTGGCTATTTGTGTTATCATTGCCTGTTGCTACTGCGTTGGTTGTATCCATCTCTAATCCTCCTCATCATAAAAACGCCGCTTTATATCTTCCTGGAATTTGATGTATTCCCTTTCCGCCTTCTGCTTCAAAGTAAATCCGTCGATTCCCAGTAAGTTCATTATCTGCTGGTCCAGCTGGATACCGATGGCTCTCAGTCCCTCGTTATAAAAGGTCTGTGAGTTCCCGGTAAAGGACTGGGCCTTATATCGGCTCATCTCCAGTATGCGTATGACGAACCAGCGCCCGGCGGCGCTATGCATAATCCGTTTGAAAACTTCCTTATCTTTGCTTGCTATGGCCTTTTCCCTGTAGGTTAAGTACCTGGCATCCACGGAATGGGCATCCGTTATCGCCATAGATTTATTCGGTCTCATCTATCATCCCTCCGGTGTTCCCATCCCTAACAGCTGTGTTAATGCCGGGTTGCCATCATTGGCGGCCTCGGTCAGATTCTTTGCTGCCTGGGCTGCCGGTGCGGCAGTCTGTGCCATCTGCTGCTGTGCCTGCATCTGCTGTTGTTCCTGCATGGCCTGCTGTTCCTGCTTCATGATGGCCTGTACTTCCTCTTCCGGTCTCTGCATGGATGCTGGGGCTCCCAGCAGTTCAAAGTATCTTCTGGTGGTTCCCAATGGATCTACCATATTTCTTACTTCCGGATAGAGCTGTACCATCTGGCCTACAAAGGACAATGCCTGCTCGATGTTGACCAGCCCAGACATCTTCTGAGCCTGTGCTAATGGGGAAATGTACTCTATCTTGATTTCCTTATCCTGCATCCGCATGAGCAGGTCATCAGAGATAGGCGGGAATGCTCCCATGCGCTCCAGTATGTTGTAGGCTCTCTCGATGATTGGAGAAAGGAATTCATCCTGAAGCCGTTCAACGACAGGGCCTAACTGCTGCAGCTTTTCCTGCTGTCTTTCGACCACTTCCCTTGCCGTCATCTGTGGAGTATCCACCTGGTCAAGCATCAGGAACAGGTCGGCGCTATATATGCGCTTGATATTCTGTTCTGTCCGGATGATTTCTTCTGCAAGGAAAGTGGGGTTGGACTGAATCTGGAAAAGAGGGGTCACCGTATTAGATGCTGTGGTTTCATTCACATAGGTCATTCCGCCGGGAACCATGTTAATCCCTGTATTCATCAGGGTAGAAGGCCCTTTCATCGGTGGTTTCACCAGCATATCACAGGCTATCAGGAAATCTTTCTTCATCTTCTGCAGGGCTTTGGCATCCCCTTCGGCATACCAGCCCGGCCCCTTCCCATAGGCATCGATATCCGTTACCTGATATCTGGCGGTAAGCACCGGGAATTCATGGAATCCTCCTACATGCAGGAAACCTCCATTCTCCGTCTCTTCCTGCCCTTCCACCCAGTACAGGGACTGGAATGGCATATTCTTACTACCTATCTGTCCGCTGATGCGGTTATCGTTCGGTCGTACAAGCCACCAGATGTTAAATTCTTTAGAGAACTTAGCACTCTTATTCTGGAGTGCATCCCGTATGGTCTGTGGCAGGTTATCGGTTCCGAACTGCTCTACAATCTGAGCCGCCGTCATCTGGATACGTCTTGCAAAGGTATTTATCTGCCCGCTGCCATTGGCGCCCAGATAGTAGGTTCCAATGGTGTAGGGCTGAAAGCGTATCCCGGTTTGCGGGGACGAAAAAACTCCCAACGGTGCCTGACCGAATGGAAGTTCCATGTATATCGTATGTATGCTGTTGTAAAAGTTTGACCGGTGAAGGAAGGCTTCCAGAATAGCCTGCCGTTCATCCAGTACCTGTTCGGCCTCCACATCCCCTTCCGTGCCATCGGAAAAACCGAACTTAAACCACTGACGGGATGGCGGGGTTAATCCGGACATGACGCCGGCGGCAAAGGCCTGATTGGACAGCCATGCCACCCCATTGGCTATCTCCGTATCCCTTCTTCTTCCCCTGTCGGTCTCATCTGCCGTATCGCTGAATACGCCCAGAAAAGGAAGCTGATAATCCCGTATGGACTTCCAACGCTTCTCATAGGTCGTCCTCTTATTTTTCATTACGCTGACGGTCTGTAATACGGCCTGTTTATCCGGTGTCTGTTTAATCTGTTTATCCGCATTATCCAGCGTAGGCGGAGAGGCTCTGGCCAGAATGGTTCCGTTTCCTGTACTCATCCCAGTGTACCTCTATTATCCCCGCTGCCGGATACAGAGCTTGCTGCTAAGGTGGAATCATTCCCCGTAGAGGCCAGAAGGGTAGAGGCATATCCTCTTTTTCTTTTCTTTCTTCTGGCTGCTTCCTCATCCCCGGTGCTGTCAGTCACTTCATTCTGTGAAACAATCTGTGGTGTAGGCGCCACCTGGGTGACTTCCGGTGTCTTTACCTTGATAGACGAACCTCCTAACAAATGCTTACTGCACATGGTTTCTCCTCCTTACACACAATAAAAACATAACTAGTCAAAAAGTCGATAGTCTGTATTGGCCATAGCCATCCTTCGTGTAGGCGATCTGGCTACCGGTACCGCAAAGGTCAGTGCCAGCGCATCGGCATCATTTGGTGATGGTACGCCTTTTTTCTTCATGTACTCTTTAGACTGAAGCTGCAGTTTCCCATCCATGGTAGGTTTTACTTCCTGCCCTGTCAGGTCGTCCTGTATGGTCTGGTCATCCGGAAGGGAACCGCCTTTCTCCAGCCAGCGCCTCAGCTCATTCCACATATAGGCCCGCATGTTGGTACAGGCTATGTCCGGGGATTTCCCGGCAAAGGAAATGAGATTCCAGTTCCTGCCCATTGTCTGCCCGGCGCTGTATATGCCGGTACCCCATCCCATATCAATATTTACCGCATCCGCCTTGTGCTGATCCTCCAGACGTGCCAGTATTCCGGCGATAAGCATGTCATTATTATTCTTTTCCGCCGTATAGAGTCTTTTACTCATCAGCCCCTGCCTCATCCAGATTTCCAGTTTATCCGCCCCTGTCCATGCCGGGTCTACTCCGATGATGACCGGTGCAAAGTTATACTGGTCAGGTCTTAGTTTTCTCTTTCTGGCCTGTTCTACCAGCACGGTAGAAATCAGCTGATTTTCTGAAGCCGATGGGAACTGTCCTTTGACACGGACGCGGAAGAAGTCGCTGTCGTCTCCATACATTTCCTGCCATCCGGCTATAGTTTTCTTATCGGAAAAGGAAACGCTTCGGGAATCTACCTTCCTTTTAGTCCAGTAGTCCCGATACTTATGAAAACAGGCGTAAAACCGGCCATTGGAACGGGTAGGGTTACCAAATACCGCCCATATGATTTCCGTATTCTTATCGGTCATGGCGCCTTCAGCTACTTCCCAGATTTTGTCATCTATGGCTGATGCCTCATCAAATATGAGAAGAATCCTGTTTCCCTGATTATGGAGCCCTGCAAAGGCTTCCGGGTTCTCCTTACTCCAGGGGATGGCATCTATACGCCAGTTCTTCTCCATGGATTTATCGGCAGCAAATATGGATGTGGCCGTGACCGTGAACAGGTCCTTTCCAATAAATAGGTGACACCATTTCATAAGTTCCGGCCATGTTTTCGTCATCAGCTGGGTTTCGGTATTGGCTGTCACAATCCCGCGGGTATTCTCATGGGTCGCCATAGCCCATAGAATCAGCCAGGATACCAATGCGCTCTTCCCACAGCCGTGCCCTGATGCCGTAGCCTCCCGTATGACATCGGACGGCCCCTGCAGTTCTTTTCCTATGGAAATAAGGGTTTCCCGCTGCCAGTCTTCCGGCCCATGGATATCCCTCAGTGTCCCTTTTCCCCAGGGGAAGGCAAACAATACAAATCCCAGTGGATCATGGGTGTACTGTGCCAGTGCCTGTATCAGTGTCATTTTCTCCTGATTTGTCATGTCCTTCCCCCATTTCAATGACCCGCTGCCGCGCTTCCTTCAGCACATCCGCCAGCGGGATGTTGCCTTTAACTTCAATCACGGCGCCTTTAATCTTGATATCATTCTTCAGCCGTTCAATCCGTAACTTCTGTTCTGCCGTAGTGAGATGTGAACGGTTAGCCAGTTCGTCATAGTCTGTTATCATACGGTTCAATGTGGTCATAGCCCGGCTCTGGGATTCCAGGAAGGAGGCTTCTTCTTCTCCCCGTGTATCCATCCCTATTCCGTTCATATACTTCTGCGCCCGGATAATCCGCGCATACATCAGCTTGATATTTCCCCATAGGATATCCAATGCGGATGTCCCATCCAGTACCCCGCATATCTCTGCCAGATCGTCTGGAAGGTACTTCGAAAACAGGCCATGCTTCAGGGCGTTATGGCTTCCTTCCGGTGGGCCATGCCCTCCACGGTTTCCTTTTGCATTCCGGTTCCCAAAGGGTGCACCCTTATGGGGCGACAGGGATGCACCCTTTTTAGGTCGTTTCCATCCGTCCCTTCTGTGCCAGCTTTTCAATGTGTTTATAGACACGTCATAGTTCTTTGATATTTCTTTATATGGCATTCCGGACATATATGCCCGGTAACAGTCATCGCGTTTGCTCACTACACGTTCACCACCTGCCCCATTGAGTTTATTTTGCTACGTTGATTTTATGCATGAGAAAAGCCGCCCTGTTGGACGGCTCTTCTGTTGCGTTAATTTTCTGATTTATTCCTTTTACAGTATATCACATGTCCGACATGACTTGATATGACTTCTCATGTTTTATTCTCTGCTTTCTCGAAATTTTCTGTATTTTTCCGGGATAAATGATTCCGGGGTATGCGCTTCCAGCCAGTTCAGCGCATCCCTCTTGACCCGCTGTGGCCATTCGGATGACTTAAATCCCATAGTTCCGGCTACGTGGCGCCATGAACTGCCATTGATGTATCTCTCTATCAGGACTGCCCGGCACCGGGCATCCGGATGGAGATGGATAATCTTCACGCCCTGCTGATGCATAGTAAGAAGCAGGCTGAGTTCTTTCCTCACGTTATCTCTGGCGGTTTCGAGCCGTATCAGCAACGCGGATATGTCGGACTGTCCATGCCCAGTTGCCTGGTCTGTCATCATCGCCTTTACGGAAAGGATTTGCTGATTTGTCTTATGCAGTTTATTCTTACACGCCAATACCAGCGACCGTTGCCGTAGCAGGGCTTCCAGAAACTCCTCTACCATGACAGCCCCCTTTAGTCCTTTTTAGCCGATGCTTCTTTACTCTTGGTTAACCGGTACCGCATGTACATCATGATGACAGCATAGACGGCGATATCCTCTAAGCTGTCATTAGCCGTCTTTCCGTCTATCCCATGTGATTCGATGTAGGCGATATGCTTCCGGCAGTAGTCTTTGGCCATCTCATACATTTCCGGGAGTCCAGATTTCCCATATTTCAACCGTGCCCCTACACGGAAATTGGCCAGTTCATCAGTATCCCGGCCTTTATACTGGGCATGCTTTTTTCTGAATTTATTAGCTAAGCCTGCAAATCTCTCGATAACAAAATGTTCAAAATCCTGCATATCAGTACCTCCCATAACGATTTCCGGTTTTACGGTCTTCTATAACCAGTCCGGAGACCAACTTGTATCCGGCTATACTGATTATCTTTCTGGCGGTTGCCAGCACTCTGAAGGCAGCCATGCTTCTCTTTTGCTCCGCTGCCACTTTGGCTTCTTTACGAAATTTCCCCAGTACGGTATCAAACGTTGGATCTCCATTGGTATAAACTCTTCGTTTCATGCCATGCTTGCCCATGTGGTTTCCTCCTTAAAACGGAATGGTTCCCATTTCATACTCCGGTTTCTTTGGCTTAGGCGGTTCTTCTGCTTCCACGGTTCCAAACTGGCTCCAGTCCGCTGCCATCCCAGTTTGTCCTGACTGTGCATGGGTTCCCAGTGGAATAGCAATCATATTAGCTACCACTTCGGTTATATACCGTCTGGACCCATCCTGTGCTTCATAACTTCTTGTTGAATAACGGCCTTCCACAAATACCCGTGTCCCCTTCTTCAGCTGATTTCCCACGGCTTCAGCCAAAGTCCCCCATGCCACCACATTGATGAAATCGGTTAATTCCTTCTTTTCCCCCTGTGGTGTGGTATATGAACGATTAACCGCAATACTGAATGACGCTACGGCGCGTCCTGTCTTTGTTGCACGAATCTGTGGATCTCTGGTAAGGTTTCCCAATACTTGTACACTATTCAATTTACACATTCCTCCTGCCTCCGAAAATGGAAAGGAGCAAACACCCTAAAAATGCCCCACTGAAAAATCCCAATACGAAATTAATCATCTTTCCCTCCGCCCTTCAACTTGAAGTCGCTGCGTTGATAAAAATCCAGTTGCCATGCATGTCCTCCATGTGGATTCACTCCACAAAAATATTCATCCCATCCGTTTAGAATGACTTTTCTTGCTTCGTCCAGTGCCTGTTCTTTCAGTGCATCTATCTGTTCTCTGATTTCTTTGACTGCATCTGCTTCCTGTGTATATTTGAGTGTCCTAAGGTCTTTTTCTATAACCTGTAAATCTTCAGCCGGACGCGTTGTATCCCACAAAAGGCAGTTAAACCATCCTTCATCCAGCGGTTCTTTAGCACTTGCTAATACGATTTCTTTTCCGCCATTCCGTATCCCGCACTTCATCCCACAGTTCATTGTCCCGTACTTCATTCTCCTGTACTCCCTATGCCTCCGCGTCTTTCCTCTTTGGCAGCGGTGAAGTCATCTGCCGTGATGCCAAACTTCAAGAAAATGCCCTGGGCAATTTTCTCTCCCACAGCAATATGCTGTTCCACATCACCATAGTTATAAATCCCTACGATGATATTTCCTTCGTTATCCGGGTTGTTATAGTAATCGCTGTCTATCACACCCACCGTATTTGACAGCATCATGTGTTTTTTGATGCCCATACTGGATCTGGGGAAAATCAGCAGGACATCATCCGCTGCCATTTTGGCTTTGATGTGAGTTCTGACCATTCCCCACTGCTTAGGTCCGATGGTGATTGACACCGGGGAGTAAAAGTCATATCCCGCTGCCTGTTCTGTGCTCCGCTGGGGGAGCTTTGTCGTTTCCGTTGCTGTGGTGCACTTCTCAAATCGTCTCATGGTTCTGTTTCTCCTGCTTTCTCAGCTCTTCCAATGCATGGTTTATAAAGTCTATGGAGCCCAGTGCCGCGCCCATCAGATAGTTTGCTTCCCCATTCTCATCGGCCTGTACGTACTGGGATTCAATATACTTCATAAATTTTTGGATGATATCCATCCGTACCTGCATTTCATGGAACAGCCCTGATGGACGTTCCTTAGTGATATTTTTCTTTTTCTTTGGCATACATAATCTCCTTACTTACCATATGGCTTACCCTGTGTGTACGATGAGTGAAATTATGACAATAAGGGATACAAAGATAATACAGTCTCCCAATATGATTACTCCATATGTGATAAGCCTTAGCATGCCTGGTATCCCCTTAAGGTTGTTGACACAGGTTTTTAACCCTTCCCTGATGGCAATCAGCCCAAAGACCGCCCATACCAGATTCACTATCATCCATGTGTTGTCATTCATGTGCATCATCCTCCATATTCCACCCCTTTATGGTGACGGATGCAAAGCCGGTATTCTCTTCTGTGATGTCATACCACTTCTCGCATGTCAGCTGGACTATCTGGCGATCATCGGCAAAAGCGACGCCGTTCAGTGCGTCAAGAATAGCCTTTGCCACATTGTCAACGTCAGGCTTCACTATGGGTCTTAGAATCCCACGCTGAGCCAGTAACCGTTTGGCCTTTGTCATGCTTTTAGGTCGTACATAGTACAGCACGATTTCAACCGCTAATGCCTTATCTGAAGAAAAGTTTCGCCTGCCATAGGCCTCCCAGTATGCCAGCTTTATTTCCCTCTCATAAGCTACTGTTCTGTCCGGGGTCCAGCAGTGCCCTTGCCTGGAAAATCGCGGCCTTCCCTTCCCTGTGGGTTTTCCCGGGATGATAAAATGGACTCCTTCCATTGTTTCTCCTCCACATAGCTTAAAAATCTTTCGTTAGTTTCGATGAGTTCCTCTAACCGTTTTTTTGCCTGTAGTCTTAACTGGTCTATTTCTGATTCCTGCTCCTTAAGCCTCCGGTGCAGTGAAGCAATCTCCATATTTTTGTCAAAGGTTTTTGATTCGTACCATGCATCACATGCATTTTTTACAATCCATAGAAAAGCCAACGCTGCCACCCAACATACTATTTTCCCTATAGTCCCTACTTCGAAATGCATAGGTTCACCTCCCTTCTATCCGTAAAAAACTGGTTCCTGATTTCTTAAGTTTTCAGCCTGTACGAATCGGACGAACTGGAACCGATAGCCTTCATCGGTGTATCCATTGAGAAGTTCCGCCAGTAGGTAACCGGCCGGTGCTTTAGGTTCTTCCTTCCAGTGCCTGGACTGTATGGTCCGATAGTGTACCTTGGGCTGTATAAGATTTTTTGACCCTACCCATCTGAGCTTCTGCCTGCCTTCGCGGACATTTCTCAGCGATTCCTTGATAAAGTAGGATGCCAGCCGTTTCGCATCTTCGAACTGCCCGTCATAATACTGGAAGGCATAGTGGCTTATGATGCCCAGTCCCCATACCTCATTGATTTCAGCTCGGGTATTCCCGGCAGGGATGAGAAGGTGATGATGGATTCTCGTCCCTCGATATTCCGTCGTGTATATGTACTTCAATTCCTTTCCCAGCTTCCGGTATCTCCGCTTGAGACGGCGCATGAAATTAGAAATGTTGCGTTTAGCTTCTTCATATGTGGGTTCCGTCTTGTATGTCAGTGTGATATACAGGTCATCCCGGGAAAAGTTACAGAATATGATCCGATAGAGTTTCTTCTCCGCCCTTTTCATATTCCATTCCTGTGTCTTTTCTGTGGAGGGCTGAAAGTTCGGCAGCCTTTCCTTTCTTCCTCCCAGTCGGTAGGTATGGTATTTCTTTCTCTCTATGATTCCTTTTGCCTGGAATATTTCTTCTCGATATGCCATAGGTACCACCTGGGAATAACCCACTAAAAAACAATAGGATGTAACACTGACGGTTGAAAGAATAAATGAGTTATCAAGGGCTAAAAGGGGCGGATGCCCCTTTGTTTTTCGGCCTTTTCCCATGAATCATAACCATGGGAATTTTTTTACTTTTTACAGGGACTATTGACTTGTTTTGCATGCCCTTTATTCCGATAGCAGCTGTCTGTCTCAGCACTATAATCACACTTCCCTGTATATGTTCCGTCCTGTCTGCTATGCAGACATGCATCGCATAACATGAGCCGCTTCCCACATACTGGGCAAAATGCTTTGTATCCACGTGTATCGACATCCCATCTCATTTCAATCTCTGTCTCGCAATGCGGGCAAGCTTCAGTCACTATATATGGATTTCCCATGGTTCCTCCTGTCTATCCCATCCAGAATACATAAATTTGATATTGCGAATCTTAATCATGCTTCCCCCTTTTGTAATCCCTATCATATCCACTTAATCTGTCTGGCAGGCTATAGCATCCACCCACCTGATATCCATGACTATTGAAAAACCATACTTTACTGCAATCCCTGTGACACGGTACCAGCCGTCCATATACCATGGTCCACATGAGTGCCTTATCACTGAGCTCGCACCGGCAGAAGTGGCATTTGTGACCCATCAGTTCCACTCTTTCTGGGCTATGTACATTTGGGAAAGCGCCTGGGCTACCGCTTCCAGCATGCGACAGGCATCCTCATAGGTCATAGTTCCAAAGGCTACGTTGTTGACTATAAAGTCAGCAATAATCTTTTCTCTGGATGTTCCCGTTACCCTGGCACAACGGGTAATGGCCGTGTCGGCCACATTGAGCCAGAAATGGCGGCTGCCCTTCCCCCGGCAGGACATCTCAAATGTTTCCTTCCCTTTTTCATGTCCGAACACGGCCACTTCTGTATACGCTGGGTCTATCTTGTTTCTAGCCTTATTTAGCTTCATTTCGTACCTCCCCGGTGAATTTCTTTCACATGCACCACGACAACCTGCCCTGGTCGTAAGGCTGTTGGATCCGTGATGTGGTTCTCCTCCATGGTTTCCCACACCAGCTCCGGCAGGTTGTCCTTATCCGTAGCGATTCGGCGGCATATGCTCCATACCGTATCCCCGGCCTGTGCTTCAGCACGGTATTCAATCATTGGTTCGGTGTGGCTCTGCATCAGGCTAGCTGTACCGCTGCCAATAACAGCAGTCAGTGCCAGGCCGAGCAGTCCAATTTTTAGTGTGTTTCTTCTCTTCCTATGCACGATTTTTTACCCTTCCTTCTGCTTCTTCCAACACTTCGTACAGGTCTTCCCCTTCGTGTCGTTTCAAAAACTCATTCAATGCGAATTTTCGTATTCTCCGATTTTTTCTGAATCGTAGGCACGGAAGTAGTCCGACATCAACTAACCGCCCTATAAACGTACCCGATGTTCTTAGCCTCTCTGCTACTTCCGTCAGAGATAGCAGTCTGTCGCCATCGTCCGGAAATACGAATTCTGCTTTCATGGTTAGTCTCCTTTCTGTGTAATAGTGAGCTTAAGGGATAACGCCGATAATAGCTTCAGTAATGTGGAAAGTGTCGGTGAGTGTTTGCCTAATTCAAACTTGGCAATCATTTCTCTTGATACTCCTGATTCTTTAGCTAATTTGTACTGCGTCCACCCTTTACGCTTTCTTGCTTCTTGAACAACGCATACTAGATTTTGTATCTCATTCATAATCTGTACCCTGCATATTGTGTAATTTATTTGACTATAGAACGTTTATTCTGTATAATACCTTTAGAAAGGAGGAATTATACTATGAACGCTTATATTAAGGTAAAAGGAATTGAACAAGCCTGCTATGTACCAAATGTGAAGAAAATCATCGTCACTGATTTCCAGTCAGGCCAGACTGAAGAAATAACAAATTTTGAAAAGTTCATAATCAATACTTATGCATACTATGTATTTGTCGGCGATGACATATTACATGTACGTGGCGAGATTATCGAATTCCTTCAGTTCGTCAAATCGTAATGCCCGATGGTTACAGAAAGAGTACAGTTACATCTGTGCTCTTTTTGTATTTCTCTGATAACTTTGACCAGTTCTAACAATTTGCGGTAACTTTCAACTTGTGCTTCAACATGAATTTCTAACTTTTCCATTTCACTCTTTCTCCTCAAATCCTAATTAACCAGTGCCTTATCAACCGTTCCATTTCTATGCATACCTTGTTTTGCTTTAATCTTTTATGTAAGATATGAATTAAGGAGCGTTATTTATATAAAGGTCGTGTTTATTTTGAAAAAGTTTTTAATTATGTCTTTAACTGTTATTGCAATGTCTTTATTTGCCGGTACGGCAAATGCTGACCAATATGTAAATGGTTATTACAATCACAAAGGCAATTATGTGCAGGGATACCATAGGAGTGACCGAGATGGTAACCCCGATAATAACTACAGCCACTATGGCAATGTAAATCCATATACGGGGAAACGTGGAACTGTTCGGTAACCCTTAAACAATATTTCACGCTCCTTATGAATTAGGCCTGCTGTCCCAGGTCTTTTTTCATGCTTTGATTCTCTTGCTAAAATAGTTTTATTTTCCTTTCTTGTTTGAGCTGATTCATTCAGCTCTTTTTTTATTCCGTTCATCTGTTATTCCTCCCTGCTTTTGTGTTCTGACGGTTGCGTTATTGCAACTATAGGTGTAAAAAAATATATTCCAATGGAATTATTACCTACGCTTAACGCATTAATTGCTGAGATAATATCTTGCTGTGTAAACTCCAATTTGTTTGATAACTTTAGACTTAATGTTGATGGGTTCATACCAATCGCATGAGCAAAATTCTTTTCAGTTCCAAACACTTCTCGGATTTTCCCTCTTAAAACCCTATAATTGAATTCAATTGATTTCATAAATTCCCCTTTCCGTAAGTTGCACGTTTGCAATTTTTCTTAATTATACAACTCCAATTGCACAATTGCAACTTTGATTGGTTCATTCTTGCTTTTTAATTGCAAATGTGCAAATTTTTATATATACTAAAGTTATAGATTTGAGGTGATACAT